TCCGACAAAACAATTTCGTCTGGTTCGGGAGTAGGTGTAACAGGTAAAATCACGGGCGCGGCCGCGGGAGTCTCTGTTATCTTGACCCTGAGTGTGTCCGAAACCTGTGAGTTGATCACACGGAATTCGATTACTACTGACACACTATTGTAGTCTGGTGTCGCAACAATTTTTAAACTTAATACTTTGACTCGTGGTTCAAACCTTTCGATTGCCGCACGAATCTGATTAATCATTAGGTCTGCTGTGTTCTCATCCATTAGTTCGAACAACAGGCCACCCAAGTCACCACCAAATTGTGGTTTGTAAGGTTTCTCGAATCGGTTAGTCAACAACAATGTCTTGATTGCTTGTTTGACCGATGCCGCATCTAATTTGCGTAGTACGTCCCCGTCACCACTCGTGTACGTTGGTGCGGTTCTGGCATCCAAAGTAAGATCGATATCCGAATAGTCACGCTCACGTACAACACGAGCGCTGTTACTCAGTTTCCCATCTTCATTGGAAAATATCTTTGCCATAGTCCGTAAAACCTTTTCTTTTTATTTATACGTTAAGGCAGGATCTCTAACAACTCATTCTTGGATTGTAACGATCCGTTGTAAGTTGTTTTCAAATCATAACTGAACGATACCTCAAAGGACTCAGGCACTTCCGGCATCGTGAGAAGAATAGAAGAAGTGAGATCATCACTTGGATCGAATGTGTCGTATGCCAGTTCTAACTCATTGTAGTCGATATAATCTTTCCAATACACAGCGAGATCAAATGTTTTACGAGGATCACTTTTACCGTTAATGTCAATGACCTGATAACCGATACCACGACCGAATCTTCGTTCCTCGTTGAAACCTCCTGGCCTCTCTCCCCGATACCCTGCGGCAGTAAAATCCTGATAAGGTTCGTACACACCGTCCGATACAATCAAACGATGTTGTGCAAATTCAACGTTAGACACAAAGGTGTTCATTGCCTTTGCATGAAGAATAAGATTACGTGATACCTGAGATCTATCCACGGGTCCAGAGAAAGAATCATTATAGAGACGATCCCATTGTGTACGTGACCCGATTGCACCAAGAAACTTTGCACACGTTATCCCAGGCCCTAATCGAGTCGCAGAGGTGATGTCTCCCGTAGGATTGTATTGTGGATCAACTAGTATCTTCATCGTGTATTCACCTTAAATCGTTTACTGCGATTATCTGAAGGGTTGTTTCCTATTAGTTCTTTTCCAAAACGTAATGTACCTTTCTTTGCAGCAGTGCGTCCAATATTCGTCGGCAAGTTCTTCTTGAAGTTCGAACTCAACTTACCTTCCCCAACCAAGAAACTGGTGAACTCTCCGTTGTTCAGGTTTGCGGGATCACGCAACTTGGATCGAATCTCATCAATCGTAGGATCATGACTGAACAACTCTTTGTAGTCATCCGACCGCAGTATCTTGTCCTTGAGTTTACTGTCCACACTCACACCACGAATACCATACTTGGATGTTGACAACTGCAACTCAACTATGCCAGGGTTTGGTAATGGTGCAGTTGGTGGTATGGGTATGTAAGGCATGATGCCTGGCTTCGGTGTAGGTACGATAATAACTGGGGGTGGTCCACCCTCTTTCACCGCAGTCTTCGCCAGTAGTGCACCCTTCGCAGATGTCGCAAAACCTGCGAATGATGATGTGATTGCATAGTCTGCGTGAAACGCTTCGGTCGCACGACCAACCAATGATCCATAGAATGTAGATAGGTTGGTGAGACCGCCAGGGGCTCCACCGTATGTTTTACCATAGTAGTCCATCAACGGACCACCGAATGTACCCTTGTGACCGATCATCGATACGGTTCGTGCAGTAACGTTTGCAGTAGATGCGGCCGCAACCCACTCGTTGACTGCAGTCGTAATAAGATCTGTGCCCGTAAGAAGTTCGGTCGACAACTCTGTATAGATTTTTGTGTCACCCTTTGTGACCATGTATCGTGAACCAAGTACTGTGTCTGTACTCTGTCCCACGACCTGAGTTCCTCGTGTACCACGTATCGTGTGGTTCTGATCACGATTAACTACTTTGTTGTGTCGTCCTTTGATTTCTTCTTTTTTGTCTCCGGCAACATCAAGGTTATAGTCGCCCCCAACAGAAACATTAAAGTCACCGTCAATACGTAAATCAACATTACCTTTGTAAACAAGGTCACCCTCGCCCTCCACTATAGTTTTTGAATCCCCACCGACAACTTCGATTCTTTGTTTCCGTGTTGATATGAGAACAGATCCATCAGCACGAAGTTCAATCCCCGCACCCGTTCGATGTTTGATAAGAACACGTTCACCGCCAGGCGTATCGTCCATCTCAAACGAGTGTCCCGATGGTGTCTCCTGTACCTGATTGAACGGAAAGATAGACGGTTCTTGATTCGGTAGATCAAGGTCGACATTGACATCACCACCACCGGCCGAGAGACGATTGACTCTTTCTCCAGTTGCGGATTTACTGATCGAGGTGTCATAGAAATATTCCCGCTTGGGATACTCACCCGATGGATCAGCGAATCCCTCTTTGGGGATACCCTGAGTCACCTCTTTTGCGATACCGGATTTGTTGACCCGTGTTTGATATTCGTCTGAGAAATTTGTCATTCGTTTATTTCTGCCGTCGTAAATGGTGATTGATTCAATGGGTCATCAAACTTAGAATCTTTGTCGAAGTTTGCCTTCACGTATGCACGAACATCAAAGCCTGGATCGTTCGTAAGATCATCAATGTCTTGGTGTCCCACGATCTGACCACCCTCAAACACATTGTAGAATGATCGACAGAAGTGATCAAAGGTGTTAAACTGGGATCGAGTCAAGGATTGTACGGATGTAAAGTCTTCGATGTTTCGTGTCTCACTAGGAACATTTATACCACCCACAAATACGATACCTATACTTCTTTGATTGTGATCGTTCACAACCGCATGTTCACCAATGATATTTGCTGGACGACCACGTTGTAATGATCCATCCCTTCGTATCACATAGTGATAACCAATACCATTGAGATTATTTGCAAGGTGTGTCTCGTTGATCTCTTCACTACCGATGTTCTTGTTGGTAGGTGTCTCCGTCCAGTGAACTACAACTTCTGTGACCTCTCGTTTGATATTACGTAACTCGGCCTGTAATTCTTCGGTCGATGAAATATAAGGGAATACAGGTTCACCTTGTCCGTCTTTCCATTCCTTTTCAAAAGAACCTATCACATAGGGTTCGTCGAATACTATGTCATCGAGATCAGGCCGTGTTGCATTTGTGATCGTGGTATCGATCGTCTTCAGGAATGCACGAATCTCATCTGCGGGTTTACCCGTTGATTGGAACAGAAGATCCACTGCGAGTTGTTCTTCTTGTGAGTTGCCTTGAGACAGATTGACGACTCGTGTAACGTCAGCATCTTTTAATTTTGGTGCAAACTTCTTGACATCTCTCTTAATCTCTGTTAAGGTCTCAGTAGAAAGTTCCTGAACAATACCATTAGTTCCGTCACTTGCAACTCTATTTGAAACCAAAGAGTTTTTTTCATCTGCGAGGGCCTGATACTGATTACGTAAATTCTGTTGTTCTTGGGCAGACGCAATGGCCTTCGCACCATCGGTCACACCCGAGATATCTGCAAAGTCTTTCTTTGCTGCTGCACTCTTGAGATTCTGTTTGATGTTACTAGCCTTGGTCACGACCTCACCCAAAGACTGTAGGGGATTGGTTTTTACATTATCAATAAAAGAAGAGAACTCATCATTACCAACTGGCATTCTTGGTGTAATGGGACCAGCTGTTATTTCACCGTAAGTCGGAGATGAGTCGTCTGTGTCGATACTGATTGGCATTGTGATTGATCGGTTGATGTCCGTAACCGAACCAACCGCAGTTTCTAATTCATCCATAACACCTTCAACTGCTCCCGTTGCGAGAGTGTTGATTGTGTCTGCCGTGAAACCACCGATCTTTCCAGCAAGGTCAGTGCCTGCCTTGAGTAGACCATCCGCAGAGGCATCGACAACCGCGGCTTGTAGTTCTCCAGCAAGATCCCCTGCGGCTTCTCCCGCAATCTCTGTAATTGATCCGGTCAATCCATCAATTGAATTAACACCCAAACCTGTAATCAACTGAATAATACTAGACAGTGTACCACTCACACCACCCGTTGCATCCAGAGACGATGTTTCCGGTACGGTGATTGTTTGACCATCAAGGGTAATCTCTTCGAACGAAATTTCTACCTTCGCACCAAATGCACCTGAGATCTTAGACACAGCCTGATTGACCAAGTCACTCTTCAAGTTCTCGATACTTGCGGCACCCGCATCCATCAAACCTTCGGTGGTTGTATTATTGAGTATGTCTTGTGCACGGTCAAACTTCTGAGTAAGGGACTGAACACCACCCGTTACCTCATTAGCGAACGCACCAGCACGACTCGATAATGCAGTCGTTTGTGCGTCTACTGCCTTTTGTGCTTCAGCCTTTAGGTCCACTTCTCCAGACAATGATGCATTGTCTTTGAGTACCTTTTTCAGTAGATCCTTTTTTTCACTCATGCGAACACCTCATCATATGCAGTCTGTGCAAGGTTCTCTGTGTTATTTGTTGTGAAAAGATAATTACGATTGATGACCTCGCTTGCGGATTCTATATCTGTCGTATTTAGAAGTTTACGATTGGCAGAACCAAATCGAGTTCTGAGTTCGAACAATATGTATTGTAGTTGTGTTGAGTATAATCTCCAATCAACTGCGGGTTGAAAGTTTTGTGAGAATGCAAGCAGTCCATTGAACCGTGAGCCTGTTGCTGTTGATCGTGACCATGCAGCAACACCCGATGTTTCCTGTCCACTATCACCCGTCACAAATCGAGACACTCCCTGCAATCCACCCGTGATAGCGGCCGCATGAACTAGATCATATCCGTTATCAATGAAAAACTTCATGGACTGTTGTCGTCTCAACTGGACAGAAGGTGGTATGTCTTTATCATCTTCCAAGAGCCTTTCCATGACTGAGTTCTGCAAGCGAGACTGTGGATCTCCGCGTTGCACTGTCGTAGGAAACTCAACTCGTGGTAGAGAACCCATGATCAAAGGAATCTGAGATGTCGTACCATCAAGGAAAATACCAAAGACAAATGATCCCGCAAGTAACTGAGGGATACGTCCATAACCTGAGATACCACCTTCGGTCGTTGGAACAAGAACTTGTGCCCATGGCAGATCTTTCTCAGGGATGTCGATGGTGTTGGATGAATGCACACCGTTGATTCTTACCTTGACTCGACCTTCGAGGCCTGCGGGTGGTTGTGCATTAATGACCGTACCGAAAAACCATCGGTTGTCGTCACCATAGAATTCTTTTTGTATAGGTCTTAGTACGTTCATAGTGTGAAGTCGCTCGGTAGATCACCCAACTTAAACATTCGTGCACTCACACGATGTCGATCTTGTGACATGGTATGTGCGGTATTCATCAACATGTAATCCCCACTCTTTCTTTTGTCAATTGTTTTATTGACATCACGCGCATCACCCTGAGTATTTGGACTCAAGAATAGGATACGTAATCTACGGCCGGGAGAGATTTTCTTCTCAAGAAATAACGCACCATCCATCTCAATGTCAATGACGTTCTTACGTATTATTTGACGTATGACCTTGTTCTTTACCTTCAGTCGAGATTCCAACAATGCATCATCTTCGATCAACTGAGTCTCATCGTGATAACTCTTAAACTGGTTATAGGTCTTGGTAGAAGTCACTTGGTGAATATTCATCGCGTCGTATTCGTCGGATGGCTTGTCACCAATGAACAGGGATGGATCGAAGATAGACTGTGCACTTGTATTATCGATAATACCGTTGGTGTAGAAGTCATCGAGAATATCTCGCACAGAAATATGCGAAGTAAATGATTGACCTGTACCCGCATCTATGTTAGTATATGATGATCCGATTGCACCCTCTTCATATAATGCAAGTGAGTCCTCAGTGTTTACCTCTTGGAATGTAGACACCTGATAATAAATCTTCAGTGCTTCGGTCTCTTCATCACCAGCTGAAGTTGCATCGGTATATCTCAGGGGCAACTTTTCATTCAATACAGGAATCTGCATAAGGTTTTCTAATGAAGAGATGTACAGGTAAGGAGAGTAGAGATCACCGTGTACATAAATGGGTGCACCCGTGCGTGAAGTCATCCGTTGCGTCAACCACGTCATTGCTTCGAGGGGACTGAGATAGGGAACGATAACCTTACGTTCGCCTTGTGCACTACCTTCAAAGAAGTCTGTCTCGACTACCGTCTTACCTAGATCACGTAAAGAGATGTCCTTGATGGCCTCCTCAAGAGTTGATTCATAGGATCGACTGATCTGTTTCATTGCATTGACGTACACATGTTCTTCAACCAAATCGATCGAGATCACTTCACTCCGTTCGTTGATTCTCTCTGCGTCATTTATTTTCGAAATGAAAAACGTCTTGGTGATCACACCCTTGAGTGGATTATTACCGTCAGCGACTACTAGACTCAGTCTCTCTGTTCCCTGTATCGATAGATCAGTACGAAAACCAAAGTCATCGACCATCACTACTCGTGCGTCACAATAAGACTTGGTGAGAGCCTCAAACAATGTGAGTTCTAATATATTGTTTCGTATATCAACGATGTTAGCCTCTTCAGTATCAGAAGAGAGAATAACATCCGCATTGATAATAGTGAAACGGGATTGGTTAAGTGACATTATTCAACGGCCAATAGTCGCTTGAGTTCACCGACCAATGTGTCGATGTTCTCTTTTTTGATAACACGAATACGTTTTGACTCATCGTTCTGATCAATCAAGTAATCGAGGTTTGTCTTGAGTGTGGCACCTGAGAGGTTGTCAAAGTATCGATCCAACCACTCTCCCGAATCGTTTTCGTAGTGGTGTATCCCCTCGTATTCGTAGACTGTGTTGGACAAAGAGGCACCTAACTGAAGTGCGTCTGAACTATCGGGCGACTGATACGCAAGTGTGACACTACCTGTAATGTCACTGTCAGCTGAAATCACAATCTCCCCAACATCAAGGTTCTTTCTCACCACCACACCTTTCTTACCACTAACTAACACGGGTGTTCCTACAGGATAGATTCCCGCAAACTCTGCGGCCGAATCAGCTGAAGACAACTGTAGTCTTGCAGTGTAGTTCTTGAAGTAATCAGAGATCGCACGTTCCTGAATCTGAGTCACCGTCATCGGCCATCCAGTCTCACGTAGACGTTCGTTCATCAAGAAGAATGTCCAATCGTAGGTAGATTTTTCATAGAGACGATAGGACAATGTATCTGGACGATCACCATCTCGTATCTCGTACTCAATGTACGCAGCTATATCATCACGGAATGTGTCGATCAGATCCACATACTTGGATAACTTTTGAAACTGTACGGGTTGTGTTTCGTCCCCGAACAGGTATATTACTTTTGGAAAGTTTTCAAAATAATTAGACATTAGAATTTCTTATCCCTAACTTTGCTCTTATCTAGAACAGTGATTTCTCTGAAGTTGAGAGAGATGTCCACTTCGACAAACTCTTCCCCATTGTATAGTCCCGTTGCAGTTGAGTTGAATGTTGTGTTGACTGATTCTAGATAACACCGCCCGATGTTGAAGCCTGGGTTGTATCCCGACTTGTTCTTAATGTCAATAGTAAAGACATTAGGGAACTCATACGCAAAGGGTGCACCACCCTCTGTGAGTCGAATTGCTTCGGGATAGACTTCTTGACGGAAGAACTTGACGATGTTCTTTACTTCTGCGGCTTCTCGTTCATTACGTGCAATCATCTTAAATGTGAATGCGAACGTTCGCATGTTGACTCTTTCAAACAGAGTTCGTTCGTTGGGTGCCATTGACACACGAGTCGCACCCTTCGCGAGTGCGCCTGCCTGGTCTGCAATGTTACCCCCGGCAACTGCACCAATCAATGCACCACCAAATGCACCACCTCCCAAAAGTTTTGATGCGGCCGCACCAACACCAACAGATGCCAAACTACCGGCAGCTTTCCCAGCGGCCTGTGCAGCAAGTGCTTTAGCGGCACCACCAAGTTTACCACTAGGATCAGTTATTCTACCAACGTCTTGTGCAACACCCAAAGCACCTAGATCTACAACGTTGTACGTAACCCCGTCTTGATACTGTAATCCCTTGTACAATGGAAGTGTCACAGTCCCTTGAGGGTTGTTTGCGTTTGTATTCTCGTATGATGCGTTCACGAAATTTCGTGTGTTCTGTAATACACCCGAAAGAAATCCCGCTTCTTCTGCTTCCTGAATCTTTGCGGCCTGTTCCCTTTCTTCTGCATTCTGTGAAACCTTGGTCTTTCTATCATTGGGTATAGGTGTGTCGACTACCTTATCAAGACTAAATGCGGGATCGATCTTGTGTGCAGTGAAGATGAGACGTGCGGGTGCATCACTCAGGCCTGTTACAGGATACTGATAGTTCCTCGCACGTTCAGCAGTTTCTTTCGATTCACTGACAGCATCGACCACGTCGTCTTCGGTTTCACGAAACTCTCCGATTACATTCTCTTCTTCTGCCGCAACACCCTTAACCCGATTCAATTGTTCTGGTGTCAGTTTTCCACCAACGGGAACGTCGAATTCATCTGCCATGTCTAATCTCTAAATAAGTGAATTATTGTAAATGTATTTATAGGGAAACCGTGGCATATAAAGGCAAATATACCCCAAAGAATAAATCCAAGTATGAGGGTGATCCTACATCGATTATTTATCGTTCGTTGTGGGAACGTCATTGCTTCCGTTGGTGTGATGAAAACCCAAAGGTTCTGAAATGGAGTAGTGAAGAAGTCGTCATCCCTTATCTGTACGAGGTTGATCGAAAGTATCATCGATACTTCATGGATCTCAAGATTGTCTTCGAGGACAAGACTGTGTTGGTTGAGATCAAACCAGAGGCACAAACCAAGCCACCAACGGGGGGACGACGTACCAAACGGTACATCTCTGAGGGATACACCTACGTGAAGAACATGAATAAGTGGGAAGCGGCCAATGAGTATGCACTTGACCGTGGATGGGAGTTCCAGATCTGGACTGAGAAGACCGAACCCCTCAAGTCAATGATTGGTAAACCGTTGAAGAAACTCAAACCCCTGCCAAAATATAAGAGAAAAAAGACTAAATAGAATAATGAAACATTTAGACGACGTAAACGAATCCTACTTTGAACATCTTCGTTTTGCATGGAGTGTTGCATTTGTGTTGTTCGTTCACGGCCTGTTTCCACAAATATGGGTAGACAAAGCATCTAGGATGATCGAGAATCGTGGCAAGTAACTTATTTCAGAAGGTAGAGTTCGAGGCATTCCGTGCGGGGATCACACCACGCACACGAGAGTCTCGTGCATGGTTTCGTAAACGTGTGCAGAACATGCGAGTCAACCGTCGCGAGTTGATGAAATCTGAACCTATCGAAAAAAGAGAAAGGAGTGTATCGGGAAGCATGTATATGTTTTTCTACGATCCGAAGACTCGCGAACAACTGCCGTACTATGATTCGTTCCCGTTGATCATCGCAGTCGGTCCAGCAAAGGGTGGGTTCTATGGCCTGAATCTACACTATTTGCCGATACCCCTTCGTGCAAAGTTTCTTGATGAACTAATGAACGTCACCAACAACAAGGCGTATGATGAAACAACCAAGTTCAGTCTATCTTACCGAATGTTGAAGAGTGCGTCCAAGATGCGTTACTTCAAACCCTGTTACAAACATTATCTCACATCTCAGGTGGAAGGTCAGTTGTCTTACGTACCACCCGCAGAATGGGAGATCGCCACGTTCTTACCCGCAGCACAATGGCAGAAGGGTGGACGTAGTCAGGCCTATGCAGATGCAAGGAGAATGATTTCATGAAGATCTCTACACTAGATGATCTAAAATCAAAGATTACCGCAGGCGGGGGTTTCTCAAACCCCAGTCTGTACTATGTCAGTCTACCAACACGTAACCTGAATGGTGAACAAAAACAGTCCATTGAATTCTTTGTGAAATCAATTAACCTACCCAGTCGAAACCTATTGTCGGTTGATCGTGAAGTGGGTATGGACATGGATAAGGTTGCATACGGATATTCTAACCCATCTATTTCGATGACCTTTCGGGTTCTGAATGATCAGTTAACACGACAATACATTGAAGACTGGCAGAACTCGATTGTTAGTCGATATGACACCACACGAGAAAATCACTATACCGTTTCATATCCAGATGATTACATGAAAGATATTCGTATCTTCCAACTGGATCGTGGTATAGCCGTTCCTATTATCGATAAGAACTTTAATCTCGATCTAGGAATTGTCAACATCAATCTAAACACTGATATCGATCTTGAGTCAAGTGGTAGAGTGATATATACATGGCACCTTGAAAGAGCGTACCCTGTATCGTTTACACAAGAAACGTTGTCAGATGATGCAAAGGGTACAATATCAGAAATCACAGTTGAGTTCAGTTATAGAAACTGGAGAGGATATCAACTTCAGGGTGGACGAAACACCAGCATCGATGTTAGCAATAGTGTTACAACCGATATCGGTAGTCGCATAGGTAAGAAGATTTACGACACTTTGAAATTTTAATCATGGAGATTGATTATGGCTTTACCAAAGCTAAATGACACACCCAAGTATACGTTAACCGTACCATCAACAGGTAATGAGTTAAGATATCGTCCCTACTTGGTCAGAGAAGAAAAGGTTCTACTGATCGCATCAAGTTCAGAAGATCCACGACAGATTATGAATGCAGTCTACGATACAATCGCGGCCTGTGTTGAAGATATTGACGTGAATACTTTGACAACGTTTGATCTGGAGTACATCTTCATTCAGTTGCGTAGTAAGTCAACTGGTGAGACAAGTGACATTACACTTCAGTGTCCGGAGTGTGATCACAAAAACACTGTGACGATCCCATTAGATGAGATTGTCTGTACGGAAGCAAACACAGAAACAATGATTGAGTTGAGTGAAACGATTCGGGTAGAGATGAAGTATCCTAGTTATCGTGACATCCCGACCGACACAAACTCCGATGATCTTGGATTCAATTTGATTGCAAGCTCGATCAAGACTGTGTTTAGTGGTGACGAAAGAATCGACATCGAGGACGAATCATTCGAGAGTGTGGTTGCATTCCTTGAGTCAATGACACAAGATCAGTTTGCAAAGGTGACATCGTTCTTTGAGAACTCACCGACAGTCAAGTATGATCTACCGTTGGTATGTCAAGGTTGTGGTGCACAGAACACGATTGAAATTAAGGGGATGCAAAGTTTTTTTTAATATGCCTCGCGCATGAAGAATTGTCCAATCACTACAAGGTGAACTTTTTGCTTCAGAGGCATCACAATTATACACTGACAGAACTAGATAATATGATACCTTGGGAAAGAGAAGTTCACACAATTCTCTTGTTACAAGCATTAGAAGAAGAAAAACAAGCTAGAGAGAAGGCAAACAATGGCGGCAATTACACTGGATGATGTAGTCTTAGAACAGATGGAAACCAACGAGACGTTGGGTAATCTAAAAGAACAGACTATCATCATGTTTCAAATGCAGAATCAGGGTCTTGGTACCTTGATCGAACAGTTCGAGGAATTCCTTGGAATGGTTCGAACACAGATGCGTATTGCAGACGAAGACCGTCGTGAACTGAGGGGGCCCCCTCCAGTACCAGTATCACCTACCGCACCACCAACTTCACCCGATGACACAAACACTGGGCCTGGTATTCCTCTCATCACTGGTGTTGCCGCAGCGATCGCGGCAGCCGCTGGTGCGGTCTCCGGTTTCTATGCAATGATTCGCCAGAACTTCAAAGGCACTATCACTGCGATAGAAGATTTTGCAAAGTTCATCAAGAATCAAGTTGCACGAGTTGGTCAGTTCTTCAAAGGTCTTGGTGCACGTATCTTCCGTTACCTTGACTTCTCAAGAGGCGCTCAGGAATTGGGAGAACTACTTACTAAGGCCTTCGCACCCATCAAGAACTTCTTTACGGGACTGGCAAACAATCCTGTAGTTAAATTCTTTGGTAGACTAGGTCAACTGGTGGGTAGACTTGCATATCCTTTATTTTTATTCTATGATATTTACAAAGGTATCATGGGTGAGTTTGAAAACATCGATGAGACGGCCACTATCGGAGATAAGGTAATTGCGGCATTCGAGGGGTTCACCAAGGGACTTGTCAAGTTTATCATGTTCCCCGTTGATATCATCAAAGACATTACTTCGTGGATCTTTAGTAAGTTCGGTGCAACTGAAGAGATATCCAACTTCCTTGACTCATTCAGTTTTGCGGAAG